TTAGTTAATTCATATGCTACACTACCATCTTTCATTACTTTTGGTGTCCTATTTGACTTTGTAGCCCCACCAAATGACATACCTTTATACTCACCTGATTTGATTTTTCTCCAAATTTCGTTGTCTAATTCATAGTTTTTATGGATTTTACCAGTAACCTTGATAGCTGGATATTCCACACCCTGATCGTCTTTATAGATAGTTTGTGCATAACTTATGCCTTTTCCAATTATACGGTTTGAATGAGTATCACTAATAGGTGCTCCTCGATCCATCCAAATAGGCAAAACTTTGATTAATTCATCAACAACTGTAATTTCACCTTGTTTGTCTTTTACTTGAACAGTAAGATAGCCTTCAAAAAACCTATCATCACCCTGAATAGGGTGCAAAGCCTTTGTAACTAATGTACTGAAGTACACATCTTTATTGTCCAACGTTTTAAATAAAACTCAATAACATATAAAGTTTTTAGTGAAAAAAGAGAGAAAAGTTGGGTCATATTACCCAAAACATAGCTTTTCTAATCTTTCTTTGCTTTTGTAACTGCGAAATCAGCTGCGAAACCAGTGGTTAAGCCTATCAAGACTAAGCCAACCTCTCCAATGCCCTCAGTAACAATAGTTTGACCTATTGCTATTGCTGCAAATGTAGAGATGATTAAAGCACCTGCGAATTTCCTTGCAGAGAAAGACTCATCTGTTCTATGTAGGTATCCTCGTAGTGTGTTTAAACCTGCACCAATTACTGCTGCAACAACAGTTATTAATACTGGATCTACCATGATAATAAACCAAAAGAGGTGCTATATAATGTTTTTTATTCCTTATCTAATACTTTACTCATGAGGTCTTCCAAATCAGAATTGGCTTCTTCATGAAGTCTGTTAGATTGTCTATCTACAGCTGTTGCTAAAATAATGAGGGCTTTTTGGAGTTCTTGCATTTTTAAGCACAAATCTTTCTGTGTTTTTGATGTTTTTCTGAAGTAATTAATTAAAATTCCTCCAGTCCCCAAAACTATTGCTATAATTATTTCTGAGAATATCTCGTCTATTATTTCAAGCATAAATCATATTACAGTAAAAAGTATTTAAAGTTTAACTGGGATTAAGACTTCATCTGCTATAAGTTGTAATATAACAAGTGGATCTTTTGTTATTTCATCTGTAAAGCCCTCGTCACCATTACTAACACCTTCAAATCGTCCACAAACATAACATAGAAAAATCAAATGTTCTCCATCTGTGTATTCATACATAAATTTACCACAATCACACTTTGGTCTATTTTCCATACTTATAGTTGTAAAAGGCTTTATAAATAAGTATTGTTATTGCTATATTAATGGCTACATCTATCTATATTTATGATTCCATGAAAACATATGAGAAAATTATGGGTGATGAACGAAAAGATCCATTGAGAGAGTGTAAATTAATTGATTTGTATATTAAAAAAGATAAATTATATGTGATAACAAACACAAGCATGCATAAAGAACAACCAAGATTAGAAAGAACAGTTGTTCATTTTAGAAATGGTAAAATGGGTGAGTGGGAAACTGGTGATGAAAAACTTGTAACGTTTGGAAACTTGAGATACAATTCAAAGAATGATAAATTGGAATTGTTTCCAAAGTTTTTAAGAAAACCAGAATTAGATTTTAGGATAGGAAGATTTTATGGTGATTTGACTTGTAAGAAGCCAAAGATAGACTATAAAAACAGATTTTATGATTTACAGATGGATAGAATAAGTCTCATCTTGGAGGAAAAAGATGAAGTGTCCTAATTGTTTAAAAGAAAACATTGAATTGAATAAGAGTTGGTATATATCTTTCAATAAATGTTTAGATTGTAAATATGAGTGGGAACGTAAATAATGGTGTTTGAGATTATACTTGGTGAAGTTGAAAAGAAACTTGATGGTATTAGTTCAACATTAAATAATATTGAAAAACTGTTAGAATTGCTTTTAACACCACCTGATTTGTTAGAATATAATAAATGGAAACTAACTAAAAGAAAAGGTATCAGCGACGATTCCCAAGACCCTTAGAAAATATTTCTTTCCAATCTTTACCGTGCTTTTTACGCATTTTAAGCCAAAATGGATCAGCACCAAACATTCCACCTTTTTTATTATATTCTTTAGTAACATTTGCTATTCTTCTATGGCAAGTACGGCAAAATCGTGCATTAATTTGCTCTATATTAAACTTATATTTACCACAGAAAAAGCACAATCCATACATTTTTTGACTAACTGTAGCAAGTAATGGTTCCCTACCACGCTTTCCAGCACATTCAGCACAAATATCTGCTATTGTAGCTGATGATGCATCTTTCTTAAAACAGTTTATGCAAACAGCTTCTTTGTAATGATCAACATGGGTATATTCATCAGATTGATGTTTTTCCCACAACTTTTTTGTTAAATCATTTGTGTTTTTGTTTGTATCTAGTTCAGTAGGCATATCAGTTGTTAGAAAGCTTCACTCTTTTAAGGGTTTCTTCTAGCATGATATAGATATTATTACAAGCATATTCATTTGTTCCCTGTTTTCGTGCTTCTTTCTTAATGTTTTCTAAACATGCATCTATTATAGAAAAATCAGCACTATAAACATTGGTTATTTTTTTTGCTTCTTCTTTTTTTGGTCGAGATATTTTTTTATCATCTTTTTTATCTGGAACATTCGTTCTTCTATCTCCTTCTTTTCCTCTCTTTTCATTTTTCACCATCTTCCCACCTCCTTAGTCCTTCAAATTCATCTTTAACTAAATCTCTTGCCTGTCTTACAGTCATACCTGCAGATTTTCTTAACTCTTCAACAGTTTTTGTCTTATTCCATTGAAAATCTACTGCTGTTTGCAATGTGTTTTTGACAACTTGGAAGTTTTTAGGAGTTATTCCATCTGGAAAGTTTGATTTTTTACTCATACTAGTTCCACTACCACTAGCTGGTGATCCTTGACCTGTTCCACCAATATCACTTGGTCTGCTATTCTTTGGTTCACCCTCAAAATTCTGTTTATTTTCTTGTTGCTGTCCCATCATATTACCTCTACCATTTACTCCACCCATACCTGATCCCATCATTGCTAATGCTTCACCTGTTATCTGACTATCTTTACTTACTTTAAACTCACCTGTATGTGTTCTTGTAATCTCAAAGCCCATTTGCTGTAACATTGCCATGTTTTGTATTTCTACTCCATCTGTTTGCAAGTCTCTTAACTTATCTGTCTCTTCACCTGTCTTTAATTTTAATATCCAATCATCTATTTGGTAATGATTAGCAATTTTTCTAAAGAAAGACTCCTCTAAAATGTCTTGTCCCCATTTTACTGCTCTATTAGTAATTGTAACTTGAAGACCTTCTTGTGACCAACCTGCAGGGGTTTCGCCATAATAGAATGGTAATACACCAAACACTGCACCAATAATCATTCTTAATTCTCTTCTTACTTCTATAAATTCTAATTCTTTAAGTGACCCTGTAAAGTCCAACCACTGTGCCATGTTCTTTCCACCCCTATCACTTTCAACCATAAGTGGGTGAACCATGTATGGATCTTCAGTAGCTTTCTGTGTCAACACATCCCAAGACTTTCTAAATGTTTCATAGTTTCTTGATGCAACAACTAATAATCCTCTTGGTGGTCTCATTTTATCAAAGTATTTTCTAACAAATTCATCCATGTGTGATAATGACATTGCCTTTGACCATACAGAATAAATTGGTGAGTAACCATAAAGTAGGTGTGGTCTATACTTACCAGCCTTCCAAATAACTTCACCCTCTCCATAAACTACACGTTTTGGCTGTGGTATTCCTATAGAATAGACAGAGTTTACCTCCATAACAGCTTTAAGTGCTTCTGCACCACATCTATCACAAACAGGCGTGGTAAGTCGTTTATCTCTATGCTCAAATCGTGGGCATACGTACAATTTATTACGCTTATCATCAAAACCAATCCTTCCATCACTGTCGGCTATCATTGCCACCTGTGGTGGATCGATCCGTAAGTACTCTTTTGTTACTGTTTTATCATGATCAATTTTACCTGTTCGATCATCAATAAAATAATTCTTTAAACAAAGCAGATAAGCATTGTCGCTTATTTCCAAGTCTCTTTCCAACTGTCTTGAAACATCTACCAATGTTTGTTGGTTTCCGTTTATTGGTCGTGACAACATATCTTCCAAAACCTTTCTATGTTCTGGTACAGGTCGTTTTAAATCTGTTGAACCACAAGTATCACATTGGACTTGATCTGAAACTGCTTTATCATCTTTTAAAACAAGTGCCTTCTTTTTTCTTGGGTGTGCAACCTCTGGATCATTGTTTGTTTCAAATGGTTGATCGTCAGGTTTATCACTTGCCAATGGTTCATATTGAAATTCCTTTGCACAGTTGTTACACTTGTACTTGTATTTTTCAACTACTTCAAAGCCATTTTTAAAAATTTCTCTATTAATAGTTTCAATTGGTATTCTTAATGCATCAATGTTATCTGCCAACTCATAAATCATTATGAGTGGAAATGGGAAAATTGGTAATTTGGCACCTGTATCAGTGCTCATATATGGCTGAGCAATTGAAGGTCTTGTGGTTGTTTCTGTGTAAGCTTTATTAGAAAGTCTAAATACACTCTTAAAACTATCTACTAAGCCCATACTATTTCAACAAAATGCTACTTTATAAGGTTTGTCAATTTTTGTAACGTTTTTGTCACTACTAACCGTGCTGTTTACACAGTCGATTACGTACAGGTGGCTTGCACGTGCAACGTTCGGATTTTTTTTCACTACTTTTATATATCTTTACTTCACCGTCTGCCACTTTAACAGTATCTTTCTCGCTAGACATAAAACTAATAAAAGGATTAAGCATATAAAGATTGCCTAGTGGTGTGAGTTTGCATATCTTTCCCAGAAGAAGGTCTACCGTAACTAAGTAGCTAGGCAAACCTTTTAAGTTCAAAGAACTTGGTTTAAATATGGAATTAGAGCCTGATGACTATAACGAAATATTGAATTGGTTTACTCACACATATGGTAAGCTTGATAAGACTTTGCCAAATAGTGCAACAAGGACTTTTTGGAAAATCACTTTTCTTGTTGAAGAAAAAATAAAGACATTGAGAGAAGAAGCTGCAGATCAATAGTCTTATATAATTAATCTACGTATTATAAAGTATGAAATGGTACTGGTTTGCAATTATACAATTTATCACATTTTGCTTGATTGCATCTGTTGATCCAACTGGTGCACTTATTGTGGTTTGTTCACTTGGTATACTTTATGCTGTTTTCAACAGAAAAAAGAAAGGAGTTAAAATTCCGTCAGATTCTGAAGGACTAAAAAGATGGAATGAATATCGATCTAGTGGTTTTTCAAAAGATGTTTTGGAGGCAGGGAAATGAGACAATGTGAAATATGTTGGAGGGCAAAAGAGGAATATGACTTGGTTGAATATGAAGATCAATTAATATGCGTTAGGTGTGAATATAAGAAAATTGCATATAAAAAATGATAAGACTTATATAAGTGTTTAAGAAATGATAATTATGAAAACAAAAAAGATGAGAATGACAAAAGAATTGAAAGAGTTCTTAAGCGTAGGAGGTGCATATCATAATATGAGTTTGGAAATAGAAGGTGCTTTGAATGATCCATTAAGGAAAAACAAAGAAGACATAAGAAAAATGCAACAGGGAGGTTGGTCTTATTGGTGATAGATAGAGAGGCATATGATGGGGTTATGAAAACCATAAAGTGGAAACGTATAAAAGTACCTGTTAAAAAAGATCCGTTTGGTGATGATAAATGGTAATGTACAAAGATACTAAGGAATGGAAACGTCATTATACTGATTGGAATAATTTCTTAGCTACAGCTAAGTGGGATAAAGAAAACATTACAAAATCGCAACATGAGTATAGGATTCGTATATTTGAAAGATTGATGAAAGATTATGAGGCTAACAATGAATCGAACTTGTAACCACCCCACGTTTGTATATAAAGGACGTAGGTGTTACTGTAAGACATGTGGTGATGAAATACATGATGTTTTGTAAACACTGTACTACTCGCTTTTTTAGCTCTAGTGGTAACTGTCCTCTATGTAGGAAGAAGGGTGTGAAATATGACACTGGGTAATAAACAGCTTGAAAAGATTGTGTGTATAGCATGTAGCGAAATTTTTGCCGAACATTCAAAAAGGCAACTTATAAGGTGCCTGTTTAGAATACAGGGTACGTTTGTAGGAGACGGAATAGATAACAAAACCCCCTCCGAATCTGAGGCTAAATAACGTCCTTTATATATCTCTCCAATTTTCAATTTTTCATTTTTTCGCCATACGCACTAGGCGTGATCAATTGGAAAACAAAACTGCGTGGAAAAAAAGTGAATGTTCTATATAGATTATATTGATCTATATAGATCGGTGTGTTATGTCTATTTTAAGGAATGGTATAACTCATTAAGGCGATCTTCAACAACTACGTTTGAATTACCTTTTACCAATTCCATAAGGTATTCAACTTGAGCTTTGAGATTGCTCTTTAGAGTTGGTGATTGAATACGCACAGCTTTAGTCATAACAAGATCGCTCTTTAGGGCGATATATGGCTTCTTCTGTGTGCCTTCTGCGTTTTCCTCACCGATAGACATGACAACAGGTTGTGTTTTGAACAGTTCAAGAACAGCTTGATCAGTTGGTGATCGTGCTTGTGTTGTGTTCTTGCAAAGTTCCTCAAAACTTGCTACCATACTCTAAGGGCGTTATTTGTTGATTCTAAGTTTTCTTTATATATTGATTTGTTAGGCTAAGCTAACGGTACGGTACGAGTACGGTACGTAGTAATGCTTAAGTACTCACTAGAGGCGTAGAAATGCTTATATACTCACTCATAATCACGCTTTCTCTCCCTATGATATCATATAAAACAATAAAAAATAATTAACGTAGGTTATATACGTGTGCGCCTGCTTATTTTAAGAAATACTTACGAATCAATTCAATGCATTATATAACAATAAAGATGGTATTAATGATAGTATTAGTATTGGTATTGTATGATATAGTATAGTGGTCGATCTAAATTCTGATCGGCATTTGTGCCTGATTTGGCGACAATCACGCCTGAAGGTCGATCATTTGCTCGAAAAATATAACGCTGTTTTGTGCCTAAATTTTCGGTCATTATTTAAAGAAAAATGCGATCAAAAATTTAACGCCATGAGAGTATGGCAAAAAGAATTTCAAGAGAATCGCAAGGCACTGCATTAGATAGTATATTGAATGTATATGATTATAGGATTAATGATAAACATAGAATAGAAAAGGAATTACAACACGCTGTTAATAACCTAATATCATGTGATGTTCCAACTATTAGTACGAACACCCATGATGAAAACAAAATGAGTAAAAGGGAGTGGGAGAGAAGCATACAAACTATTAAGAGGTTACATAGAGATGTCGCAACCATTTCAAACAATCTCTCCCACGCCTTTGGAGAAGATATATGTTATATTAAAAAAGATAAATGGACTAAAATTAACGTTTTAATTGATGTATTTAATGATTATATTACATATACTAACCCACTATGGCAATTAAAATATAAAGAATTAGATCATATTGATTTACCAGAGAGTGTGATATTAATATGAATGTATGTCAAAAATGTGATAACTTGTTTGGAACTATTCCAAGGTCTTTCCTAGGTGAGATAGAATTTGCATTAAAACACCAACCATATAATGATAATGAAAAATGCGTACACTGTATAATGTTTGATTTAACAACTAGTGATAAATGGGGTAAAATAACATGGTTTTATGACCACCCAACATATAAAAGGACATTAGAATTTAGTCATGAGGGTTGTACAGATGATAAACATAGTTGTAAAATGATTGAAACAAGAGCTAATTGGGCTATAAATGGTAGTATTGTTAGATCATATTGGGAGTGGTGGAAAAATCAATGAAAAGGTATAAACAAAGAATAATGAATATATTACATCATAGTGATCGAGTTGTTTCTAAAAGAGAATTTCAAGACCTAACGCAATCTCTTATTAACACCAATCAACTGGGCTCCCACGCCCCTTTTACTAATCAAATACGTAGAGGTAAATTATTAATTTGCCTTAGATGTGGAGAAATTAAGAAACATTGTGAATGTGATGTTGTTTATAAAATATTACAATCACAATTGGAGCATGAACATGACTAAAAAATCTAAAGCAATAGATATAGTTTTACCTGTAGGTGATCCTATTATTGGGGTTTGGTATCATGCAAATAACAAAGATTGTCCAAATACACCTATATTTCCTAGGCATATAATAGAACAAATAAAAGTCCATCAAGAAAATAATGAATGGGTTTGTGAATATTGTGGAGATAAATTACGTTATGACGAGGAAGCATAATGGCTAAAAAAATGTGGTATCCAACTAGAAAACATCAAGAAGATATAGATGGAGAAGATGAAGATGAGTGATATAAACGAAGTTAATCATGAGAAATCATGGGAATCTAGAGGTATGAGCTGGGATCAATTACCAGAATATCTTAACGAAGCTGATGAAATTGATGTTATTTCAATGCTTACACAAGAAATGCCTAATTTAGCTGATACACAAGAAAAGAGGTTAAAAATATTTGAATTTGCTTGTGCTGTTGGTAGATATGTGTTAGAAAATCCAAATGAATACAAGGGATTGTTAGCAGGTGAGATTGTAGCTGGTATGAAAATAGCTACTGCTAGATTAATACAAATGGCAGTATTTGAAATTAATGAAGAACAAAAGGAGACATTAAGATGATTAGCCGAGATGATATAACAGAATTAAAACAATTAATGAAGAACATTAGCCGAGATGATGTAACAGAATTGAGAGATTACCAACAATATCTAGAGAATGAGATTAAAAAGTTGAAAAATGAACAGAAAGAAATGTATAAAATAATATTAAGATTGGTTGATACTTTAGGTAGAAGGTTTGGTTTAGAGGGATTTGGTAATCCAGCAAAAGATAGATTTGGTGGGGGTTTTCCTTGGTGAACGCAAATATAACTCCATTTGAGAGAAAATATGATGTAAATAAGCAATATATTGATACAGATAAGAAACTGTATAAATGTAATCTATGCCCAGCTGAGTTTAAACAATCTAATGACATATCTGATATACTAAAAAGACATGAAGATTGGCATGATTTATCATTACCATACGTTGCAAAGAACAAAATAGGGGGAAAGGTAGAATGGAGTTTAAAATAAGCACATTAAGAGAACAAATAAAGATAATTCTTAATGGATTTCAAAATAAAGATAAGAGAAGTATATTTTGTTCATATACAAGAAATATTGCAAAAAGAGGACAACCATCAGTAATAAGTTTTGATACATATGATATTAAGCGATTAGGATTGAAAGAAAATAGTTTATGTTGCATACAACCACATTCTAGTGTTTTTGGAATTTATTTACTAGTAAAACCAATAACATATAGAGATTGCTTAAAAGCAAAGAATTGGGGTTTAGAATGGTATGTAGTTGATGAATTATATCCATCTGATAATGATAGAGATGGAATGGGTTTAAGAAGAATAATTAGAATGAACAAAAAAACAAGACAACAATTAAAAATTAAAGAAAATGACCAAATATATTTAGAAAATTATGATGAATTCTGTAAAATCTTACCAGAACAATATAGAAAGGTGGGTCAATAGAGGTTAGCCCTTTTATATCGACAGTCGAATAACCGACTGTATTATGTTGAAAAAAATGTTTGAAAGCACTGCTAGAGATAGCATAAAGTGTTTAGAGAAGGGACAGCCTCAATGTGAGCAGGCTCTTGTCTTTCAAACCCTCCCTTATAATCTAAATACTTCACGTACGCCTATATTGTTGACATGTTCGAGCCGTGTCCCAGATACAGAGTGGCTTATAACTTTTTTACATGATGACGAACAATCATCTGTTATACTGTATCCACAACATAATACACACTTGAATTCATTGACACACCTACAGATTAGTGAAACAACTCGATTACATCGATATAAAATACTAACTCAATTATAATTATGTCTACTTTAACAGAAGCAAAATTAAGAGAATATGAGATGAGTGAATCTCAGACTGAACGTTCCATATTTCTAATGAGAATGGCACGAACACATGAAGGATTTACCATTTACATGAAATCTCCAGAATTTTGTGAATATTTCAAAACAATATCAAAAGATAAAATCTCAATAAGTGGTTGGGGATCGGATACTAATATAAGTTGCTATGATATAAATAATTTATATGCACAACCTACATTTGATCAAGGAGGAAGCATACAAAATTGGACAGATCCAAATGATTATGTTCCAAAAACATTAGTAACAGCACTAAAGTTTTGGGGATCAGATACTTTAATATGGCAACCTAACTTTAATGTCAAGGTTTCTGATTTGAATAATGAAGTTGTACATAAAGGAACACCAAATTTGGCTTTATTACTTGCAGATAAATTAGGAGATGGCTTTAGTTACAATATGCCAACACCTGTATCAAATAGAATGTTTGATGTGTATTACCAATCGTGTAAGCAATATTTAGCATGGATATACGATAATTTCGTTGTTCCTAGAAGAGCAGAATTTAGGCTTGAGCCAGTAGAGGAAGTATAAATTGCCACAGAGACTAAAATATAAATATAAAATATCAAAATACGAATTAAATGGAATAGATTGTCATGCTGTTCAACTAAAATCATTTAGTGTGAATCAAGTAAAAGACTATCATTGTAAAAAGTGTTTATCCCCAGCTTATAATCAAGAGTATAAACACAAGAATTTTACAGAATGCATGGAATGTGGATCAGAAGACTTTCAAAACATGAACTATGTATTTAGGGAAAATGGAACAGTAATAGATAAAATAGGTGTAGAAATGGAAGGTCGTTGGGAATCTTACCCACCAGATTATGATAAACCAAAAATACTATACTTCCACGAAGATGGATCAGTTAATGTTAATGGAAGAACATATAGAAGAAACATGGATGATGGTGAAAATTATAGAACTGAAGAGTGTTTATGTTGTATAGGCGAGTGTGATCATTGTAATGATCCAGAAGATGAAGATGATCAATGTTATTGTGATTGCCAAAGAGTACGTATAGAGCCTGATGATCCAGATTTTGTTAAAACAAGGGGTAACGTACATACAGGTGAATATATAACAACACCACAAGTATATGATAGAATGTTAAGAAATTTAACACCAATAATCCTAAGAAATTATCCACATAATACAAATACATCATGTGGTGGACATTTTCATATAAGCTTTAAAAATACTAAATGTTATGGAATTGCTATGAATAAGAAGCTATGGTCTTTAATAAAAAGAAAACTAGGTGCTTATGTAAATAAGAATTGTACATCAGAAGAAGCACAAATAACCCATAGTAGAATACATGGTGTTAGTTACTGCTATAATAAGTATTTAGCAGAAGATCAAATGATGGGCGATGGAGATAGATATTGTCATTTAAACTTTGCTTATCAAAAACATGGAACAATGGAAGTTAGAATATTACCTATGTACAAAAACGTATCAACTTACTTAAAAACACTAAGACTTACTGTAAGATTAATTGATGAGTTTGTGAAAGAACAAATATCTAAACAAACAGCACCTGTTAAAGAGAAAGCACGTGTTGATGTTAAAGGTGTAATACGTGGTAAAACAGGATATAAGAAAATTAAATATGTGAATAAGAATGAACGATATTATAAAAAAGAAAAAGGAAAAATGCAACGTATATTTACTAGCATTTTGGAGATCTAAGAAATGTGTGTAATAATGGCGTTTGAGGATCAATTCCCAACAGATGAGATTCTTAAAAATGCTTCTGCTATGAATGGAGATGGTGGAGGATTTGCATATATTAAAGATGGTAAAGTACATTGGGAAAAAGGTATGCATGTTACAGGCGAATACATACAAGAATGTATTAAGCAAGAAAGCATACAATTACCTATAATAGTACACTTTAGAATAGCAACTCATGGTGGTGTAAATAGTGAATTATGCCACCCATTTGCAATATCAGCTGAAGATGGTGAAGATTTAGCCGATGCTGGTTATGATGAAGCAGGTGTTTTATTCCATAATGGTATTTGGCACCATTATAATGACGTTGCTTTGAAAGTTCTGCTATCTAATAAAGGTGTCCGATTACCAAACGGAGATCTTTCAGATAGTAGAATAATGGCTTGGTGTGTAAGATTCTTCGGAATGAATTACTTACAACTGATAGACGAAAAAGTTTTAGTACTTACCCCACAGGGTATTGTACGTTATGGCAAGGGTTGGTCAACTGTGGATAAAGTAGCTTGTTCAAATGACCACTTTGATAAGAGCTGGAATAAGAACAGAGGGAATTACAATTCTAGAGGAAGCTATAACAGTAGTTCCCCTTCCACCAACTCTTGCGTAACAATTAATGCTGGAGGATCAGAGGATTTTCAGAAGAGCCCTCACGATCTAGTAAGAACAAAGGGGGCAATAAACCAAAATCAAAGAAACAAAGAAAGCGTGAACGAAGGAGAATCCGTAACTCTAAGTTCGGAAAACAAATATCAAGGAAACTCAGAAGAGTACAGGCAACTTTTCGAGGATAATGAGAGAGAGATTAGAATGAGCCCAGAAATATTAGGACAAAGAATAAATTTGAATACTGAATTGGCTAACAGTTCAGCAATGCAAGCTAATGATGGAAGTGGTGTTGACCTTGATGAGTATTTAGACGAGAATGGTTGGACAGATGAACGTGGTATATATCATTACTTTGATGATGAGGTGTATTACCCATGACCTTAACAGTTATTAGTAGAATTATTGATGAGATCATTGATCCAGATTTCTACGTATCAAACTTACCAGAATCAGAATGGAATGTAGAGATGCGTGCAGTAGGGGGAGATTATAGACTATCAGAAGTTCCAGAAGATTTACTTTCTGTAGTAGAAGAACTATCAAAGGATAAACCAACAATGAATCCATATGAACAATTAGGTGTTAAAATTGGTTGGGTAGAAAAATCACGTTTAGATGAAATTAAAGAGAAGCGTTTAAAATTCATGAGTGCTACTAAGAAAGATAGAGAATTTATGTACGTATATGATTCAGAACAGGGTGTATATAATTCAGATGAAGTGTTGGCAGGTCAATCTACTATATTTATGAGGAAAAATATTAAAATGGAACGTTTAGTATATTGTAAAAATGGAGACGAAACATTTACTCCTAGTGAAGAATATAAATTGGTGTTCTGGAACTTTGTTGAAAAACTTAATAAATTGGAAGGAAAGGGAAGGAAAGAATTAATAAGTAAAGAAGGCAATTCCTATAAACATAATTGTGTTCGAGCATCATGTGATATTTGTAAGTCTATATGGGATACTGAAATAGGTAGCGACTTTTTATGTCCAAAATGTACGAAATCGTGGCAGAGAAAATTTGCACAGTTTGAAGGTGTTCAAGATGTAGTAAATTGGAGTATGAGAGCACTCATGGAGCATTTAGGTATACAACATTTACAAGTGCCAAGATATAGCAGAGGCATGTCTATAAGAGATAAAATGCCTGATGTTGTAAATACATCACAACTAATGTATCAATTAGTTACTGATCATGATAGGAATTGGAATAGAGATGGAACATATAGTTGGGAAAGATGTTTAAGGTGTCTTACTGTTATTAATGAGTATTTAAAATTAGGCAGAGTTGTGGCTGAACGATACATAAAAGACTATAAAATAACAAAAGCAACAAAAAGGAAATATAATGTCAAAAACTTTGATTTAATACCTGTTGATATTAATAAACAGAAGAACGTCAAACGAAATGAACTAATTAAGAAATGTAGTATAATTGATGGAGAGATTAAAGTTGGCGTATGAAACTGAGTTATTTGAAGTTCTTTCAATGGCACATCAAAAAACAACATCTGCAGGTTGTCCTTATTTAGCATTAGCTGAAGAAATGGGATATATTTCTATATGGGGGGCAACACATTTACCAGATGTAGGATTATCAAATTTTGGTAGATTGAGCACACATAAAATTATGCAAACAGGTGGATTTCCAACTGAGTATGCACAATTCATATACGAAAAACTAGAAGAGGGGTTTGAATTAGATTCTATTGCAACTTCTATCTTATGTGGTGAAGCTAGAGAATGGAATTATGACCGAGAAGAACGTGATGAGGATTATGAAGATTAATCCTAAACTTTTTATCTGGAATAATATTATAGAAAAATATTATAAAAACTATTTAGATGAATATGCACAAGAATATTTTAATGAAAATTATGAACGTGTTGAACCAGAAAACTATTGGAGTGATTTAGATTGAAAGCTCATATAAGATGTGGAACATTTTCAGAAGAAGATTTTAAACGATTTGACCGTATGAGAAAAAATACGTTTTGGTATCAACCAATTCATCATGATTTAGTATTTGGTAAAAAAGATACAGAAAGAGGAAAGATTTGCTCTTGGAGTTATTAAAATGAGTGTACAACAAGAAAGGAAAGCAAAAGCAGTTTTAGAAAAAATAACAAAAGTTGATGAAAAAACTTGGTTGTTGCCATCTAAGAGTGATGATTCAAAAATGCACACTGTTCAAATAATAAAAGATGAATATGATTGTGATTGTCTTGGATTTCAACACACATTAAATTGTTATCATATAATTGCAGTTAAAATGAAAGAAGAAAAAGAAATAAAAGGATTAAAAGAAACTCTGGAAAATAATGATCCAGATTGGGTCGAATAATGGCTAAGAGGAAAACGTACAAATGTTATCTTTGCGATGTAGAAACCCCATTAAAAAGGAAGGGATTAGAAGTTGGTAGTGGAAAGTTTATACATATTATATGCAAGCTGTGTTCCAGAAAGAATTATGTACTTCATGAAGACAGTTATTTTGAAGAACATGATAAAATGATGAACGAAAAGCCACCAAGAGAATTTGACCAAGAAGAAGTTATATTAAGACAGGTTGAGTTTATGGAACTTGCAAAGAAAATGCTGAACAAGTATAAGGAGAAATCGAAATGAGAATTGGACTTTGTAGAAATTGTGGTCTTACCAAATTTGGTAGTATGTTAGATGGCATGTGTTATGATTGTTGGAAAGACAGTGAGGAATCGAAATGAACGAGTTAGATATTAACAACATAACTTCATGGTTAACTGAAGCTGAAAGAGAAAAAATATTCTCAGGTGGTACAAGGACTAAAAATAAAGATTTCAAAGTTGATAAAGCTCCAATAAGTGAAGTAATAAGGAAAAAAATGGAAATAAGACTTAATGGTGTGATAAGGAATAAATTAAACCGTCATGAAGAAAAAGTGATTACCATCATTTGTGATGATAACTTTAAAAAAGCATTTAAAGATAAATGTGGAGACATACCAATGAGTAGAGTGGCAAGATCATTAATGGCTAATTACATGTTGGGAGAGTATGATAATGTCTAAAGTAATAGTATTTACCCCATCCAACGGATTTTATTTTAATCATAAAAGGTGTACTACTTGTGATATTGTTTATGATTTAAGCTACACAATGTGTGAAGTTTGTCATTTGGCGTTACGAACAAGACCTAGATCAAGTAAGACAAAGAAAAAATATTATGGTGATATAAGAATTGTATAACATATTTACATATGGAACATTGACTGACAGTAGACTTATGGAATCAGTAATTGGAAGGTCTATTACAGGTTCTGAAGATGTGCTAGAAAATTTTACAAAAACAGGTCATAAATCTATGCCATTCTACACTATAAAAAAAGCATTAGGTGAAGATACTGCTGGTGTTGTTTATACCGTATTAGATTCCGATCTAAAAAAGACTGACACATATGAGAGTTTGGGTTATAAGAAAATATTAGTGACTTTGAGAAGTGGAAAAAAAGCCATAACATATATTGAGGTTTAGATATGAGATGTAAAAAATGTTTAAGAGTAAAAAAACATTCTGTTGGTAAAGCAAAATGCTGGAAAAAATGGCAACTGTGCCCTGTTTGTGCAGTTGAATTACACCCAGAAGAGTATGAAAAAAATCAACAGGTGTTTTGGTCTAAGCGACTTGATATGCATGGAAAGATTAAAAAAAGGCTGAACCAGTATGCAGGTATGAGGAACAAACCATATAAACCTGAAATAGTGGAGGAATCGAAATGACTAAAAAGAAATCAATAATTGGTTGGTCGTTGCACGTTGAATGGGATAACGGAAAGACAGAAAATATCATTGATTTAGAGGAATTCATGTCTTCCAGTCAGATTCAAGGCATTGATGATTCGCTAAGAGAGTTGGAGGAATCGAAATGAAATGTGAGTGTTGTGGTGGTAAATTCCCAGATGATGAGACTTTAATGGAACATTTGAATTACTTTGAAGGCATGATGGAATTGAGTTATGATGAGAAAGTTGCTGAAATGAAAAAAGATGGTTACACTATAAAAGAAATCAAAAATCTAATTTCGCCAGACGATGAGGAATCGAAATGAAATGTGAAACGTGTAATAATGGAATAAGCCAAGAAGAAGGTATTACTGTTATTACTAGATGTTTATGTCATAATGAATTAATATGTGATCATTGTCATATCGAA